CGAAGAGCAGCTGCTGAAGGCCACCGAGTCCAACATGAAGCTCAACGAATCAGTTAATGTCCTCCTGCGCAAGCAGATCATTGCTGAAGCTTCGTCAGACCTTGCTTCTACGGAAGCAGTAAAGCTAGATTCCCTGGTTGAAGACGTAGATTTCGAGAGCGCTGATACCTTCTCAAAGAAGGTTCAGACGATCAAGGAGTCCTACTTCCGCAAGCCAGTTTCAACCCCCAAGAAAGATACCGCAGTTGAATCTGCCATTCACGATGATTCTCAGCCAGAAGTTGAGATGACTCCTCTGATCGCCGCAGTTTCTTCCGCAATTTCCCGCACACTGAAGTCCTAAAGCTTCAACGTGCAATACACAAGTCAGGAGTAATAACCACAACATGTTCAACTCAGAAACATATCAGAAGAAGTGGGCTCCGATCCTTGAGCACAAGGATCTGCCCGCAATCAAGGACGGCTACCGCAAGGCAGTCACCTCCATCATCCTCGAGAACCAGGAAAAGGCCCTCCGCGAGGAGCGCGCCCAGTCCTCTTTCCAGCCCCTCACTGAGGTCGCTGCGAATGCCACCACCGGTGGTACAGGCAACCTGGCCAACTGGGATCCAATCCTCATCTCCCTCGTTCGTCGCTCGATGCCGAACCTGATCGCTTATGATATCGCTGGCGTTCAGCCAATGAGCGGTCCGACCGGCCTCATCTTCGCTATGAAGGCGAAGTACAGCACACAGGGTGGAACTGAAGCCCTCTTCAACGAAGCTGATGCCGATTTCTCCGGCACAGGCACGCACGGTGGCGATCCTTCGTCCCTCTCCTCTACCCTCGGTGGTAGCGGCGTTGACACCACACCAGCTGACGGCGTTTCCGACACGTTCGGCCTCGGTATCGGTATGACCACAGCTGCTGCTGAAGCTCTCGGTAACACCGGTGGAGCTTTCGGCGAAATGGCATTCTCCATCGAGAAGGCCACCGTCACAGCTCGTTCACGCGCCCTCAAGGCCGAATACACGATGGAACTCGCTCAGGACCTCAAGGCCGTTCACGGTCTCGATGCTGAGTCCGAGCTCGCTAACATCCTGTCGGCTGAGATCCTGGCTGAAATCAACCGCGAAGTCATCCGCACCATCAACGTCAAGGCCAAGCTCGGCGCTCAGACAGCCAATGTTGCTGTCAAGGGCAAGTTCGACCTCCTGGCTGACGCTGACGGCCGCTGGAATGTTGAGCGCTTCAAGGGCCTCCTGGTCCAGATCGAGCGCGAAGCTAACCAGATCGCCAAGGACACCCGTCGTGGCAAGGGCAACTTCATCCTCTGCTCGAGCGATGTTGCTACCGCCCTCTCCGCTGCCGGCGTTCTCGACTACGCTCCAGCCCTCTCCACCCAGCTCGAAGTTGACGACACCGGCAACACATTCGCTGGCGTCCTCAATGGCCGCATCAAGGTCTACATCGATCCATATGCCGTGGGTGACTACTGCACAACTGGTTATCGTGGCACCAACCCATACGATGCTGGTATCTTCTACGCCCCATACGTCCCACTGACGATGGTCCGCGCAGTTGGCCAGGCTGACTTCCAGCCACGTATCGGGTTCAAGACCCGTTACGGCATGGTCGCTAACCCATTCGCTGAGGCCACTGGCGCATCTGGCGTTGGCGCTCCTGCAAACGACACTGGCACAAATCGTGCGAACCGTTACTTCCGCATCATGGGAGTCACCGGTATCCTCGATAACGGCTAATTCCTGATCATACAGGAATCATAAATTGGGGCCCCTCAAAAGGGGGCCCCTTTTTCGTGCGATAAATACTTCATCATGTCCATCACAGCCAATAAGAATTTCCTCTCTCCGAACGGTTACCGTCTGACCATCGATATGGAAGAGTTTGCAGACGTCGAGTACTTCTGCGTCTCCGCCACACTTCCGACCGTATCGATCGCGCCAATCTCCACGCCATTTCGCAACCTGCAGAACACCACTCCTGGCGAGAAGGTTGAGTATGCTCAGTTTGACCTGCGTTACATGATCACCGAGAACATGGAGAACTATGTCTCGCTCTTCAACTGGATCACGAAGAACGCCAACGAAGAGGGACTGAAGTACGCTGACATGACTCTCAGCATCCTCAATAGCAACAACAACCTTATCCGCCAAGTCCGTTTCATCGATGCCTTTCCAGTGGCGATCGGCGCGCTGGAGTTTCGTACTCAGAATGCTGACGTCGAGTACATCACTGGTGACGTGTCCTTCTCGTATTCGTACTTTGAGTTCTCCAAATAGACCAGATAGATAATTCCTACAGTCTATTACATTATGATCAACGTTGAACAGATTCTGGAAATGTGGAAGAAGGATTGTGTCATTGATGACATGAATCTGGATGAGGCCTCTCGAGATACTGCGAAGCTGCACGCCAAGTATTTGGAGCTTCTCTCCATATCAAAGCTGGCTCTCAAGAAGAAGGAGCTGGACCAGCGTGTTCTACTGAAGGACAAGTGGATGTACTTCAACGGCAAGTTGGACAAGCAGGCTATCGATGATAAGGGCTGGGACTATGACCCATTCGGTGGCCATAAGATCATGAAGTCCGACATGCAGTACATCTACGAGTCAGATCCTGAACTGCAGAAGTCAGAGAGCCAGATCGCGTACATGAAGACCGTAGTGGACACTCTGCAGGAGATCATGGATACCCTGAAGTGGAGACACCAGACGGTGCGCAATATGATCGAGTGGAAGAAGTTCACGAGCGGTGTCTGATCGCTATGGCCGACGTAATCCGAATCAAGAAGAAGAACGAGGTCTTCGTGACGGTGGACTGTGATCCATCGATCCAGAATGAGTTGTCGGATTTCTTCACGTTTTTCGTTCCAGGTTACAAGTTCATGCCGGCCTTCAAGAACAAACTCTGGGACGGCAAGATCCGTTTGTACGATCGTCGGCTCAAGACGCTGTACGGCGGACTGATCGAATACCTGCACGAATTTGCAGAGACCCGTTCGTGTGAGCTGGAATTCGTGGACGATGATTACTATGGTCGACCGGATGCTCAGGCGTTTCTTGAGCTGGATCAGGTGAGGGACTTCGTATCTACGCTGAACCTGTACGCTCACGGCAAGGCTATTGAGCCACGTGACTACCAGCTCGAGGCGATCCATCACGCGCTAGTGCACTATCGGGCAATGCTGCTGAGTCCGACGGCTTCTGGAAAATCGCTGATCATCTATGTGTTGATTCGCTGGTTCTTGGAGGAGAATCCTGGAAAGAAGGTCCTGCTGATCGTTCCGACCACATCGCTTGTTGAACAGATGTTCAACGACTTCAAGGATTACTCGACGCTGGACGAGGCCTGGAATAACGAAGAAGCTTGCCACCGGATCTACTCTGGGAAAGAGAAGCAGAACATAAACTCCAGAGTCGTCATCACCACTTGGCAGTCTATCTACAAGATGCATGCCACATGGTTTGAACCGTACGGCATGGTGATTGGTGACGAGGCGCACAACTTCAAGGCAAAATCGCTGGCCTCGATTCTGGAGAAGATGTACGATGCCAAGTACCGGATCGGCACCACTGGTACACTCGATGGAACGCAGACTCATAAACTGGTTCTTGAGGGCCTGTTCGGTCCGGTTCATCGGGTCACCACTACGAAAGCACTGATGGACTCTGATGCGCTGGCGCAGCTTTCCATCGATGTGCTACTGATGAAGTACGACGACCTGACGTGCCAGGCTGCGAAGCAGTTTGACTATCAGCAAGAGATCGACTTCATCGTTGGCAATGAGGATCGCAATCGGTTCATTCGTAACCTGGCCATTGCACAGGACGGCAATTGCCTGATCCTGTACAACTATGTCGAAAAGCACGGCAAACCACTGTACGACGCAATTGATGCAAAGTTGAACGAGTTCCCGCGTAGGACACGCAAGCTCTTCTTTGTCTCTGGGGAAGTGGATACGAATGAACGTGAAAGGATCCGTGAGATCACCGAGAAGGAAAAGGGCGCCATCATTGTGGCCAGCATGGGTACCTTTTCGACAGGCATAAATATCCGTAACCTGCACGTGATCATCTTCGCTTCACCATCAAAGTCTCAGATCCGAGTCCTACAGTCGATTGGCCGTGGTCTGCGTAAATCCGATGATGGCCGTGCCACGAAGGTGTACGACATTGCTGATGATCTTCACTGGAAGAAGAATCGGAACTACACCCTAGACCACGCTGCAGAGCGGATCAAGCTGTATGCCTCTGAGAAGTTTGAGTACAAAATCCACGAAGTAAAACTATGACTGAACTAGGAGATCTCTGTGTCATCTTTAAGCTAGTCTCTGGCGAGACAGTCATCTGCCAGGTGATCAGCGATACTGACAAGAACATGCTGATTCGTGATCCATTTGAGGTGCGGATTCATTCTCAGATTACAGAGGCTGGAGTGAAAGCCACCACGTACTACGCAGACTGGTTCTTGACATCTAAGACACGGGTGCACATGATTCGAAAGGAACACGTCATGTCAGCTGCACTCCCATCAAAGGATACGCTGGAGACGTACCTTGCACTAGTGGATAACCGTGATGACACTGAGAACAATTCTCACTTCAATTGGGAACAGCAGTTCAACTTTGATGATACTGATCCTGAACGGAACTGATGGATACTGTGACCACTGGCAAACAGTGTATACAAAATAACGGTTTATCGCGATGGTGTAAACCACTTTGTAATTGACTGCTCAGTGGATATTTGAGATGTACAGGTGATGTGACTTAGCATATTATGATTCGAAATGGAAATCAAGACTGAAGTAAAACCGAAGAAGGTCTCCGCTAAGGCAGAGCGGGAACACTACGTCAATAACAAGGAATTTTCCCAGGCTGTGGTTGAGTATGTGACCTCAGTCAAGGCTGCGGCCGCAGAGGGAAAAGAACCTTCGAAGATCCCCGAGTACATCGGTCGATGCTTCCTACGGATTGCTGAGGGACTATCCCACAAGCCCAATTTCGTACGGTACACGTATCGTGAAGAGATGGTCATGGATGCCGTGGAGAACTGCATCAAGGCTATTATGAACTACAACATTGCTGCGGCCACCCGAACAGGTTCGCCGAATGCCTTTGCGTACTTCACTCAAATCTCCTACTATGCCTTCCTTCGCCGTATCATGAAGGAGAAGAAGCAGCAGGACATCAAGTTCCGTTACATCGAGCATGCTGGCATCGAGAACTTCTTGTCTGCACCCGATGATGGCATAGGCTCTATCCTGCAAGACGTCGGCTTCATCGAGACGATCAAGAAGCGTATCGACAAGGTGAAGGAGAGCGACAAGAAGATCAAGGACTTCAAGCGCAAGACTACTTCTGGCACAGAACTGAAGTTCTACGTCTAAAGTGAAAATCGCAGTCCTTAACGATACCCACTGTGGGGCGAGAAATGCGTCAGATGCATTCCTCAGTTACTTTGCGAAGTTCTACGAGGACGTGTTTTTCCCGCAGTGCAGGGCCCTTGGCATCAAGCAGATCCTGCACCTTGGAGACTACTACGACCATCGGAAGTACATCAACTTCAAGGCTCTCCACCACAACCGCAAGACGTTCCTAGAACCGATGCGAGATCTGGGAATGACGATGGACATCATCCCAGGTAACCATGACGTGGTTTACCGTAACACGAACGAGCTGTGCTCTCTGAAAGAGCTGCTGGGATTCTTCGTGGAGAACGTCAACATCGTCATGAAACCGAAAGTGCTGACGTACGACGGGTGCAACATCGCACTTCTGCCCTGGATTAACCCAGAGAACCAAGAAGAGTCCATGAAGTTCATCTCCTCTTGCAATGCACCGATCCTCGCTGGACACCTGGAGTTGAAAGGGTTTGACGTCCTACCAGGTGTTGCTGCCCACGATGGAATGGATCCTAGCGTGTTTTCTCGATTCGAGGAGGTATGGTCAGGGCACTATCACACGAAGTCCAAGAAGGGGAATGTCCACTACCTTGGTACACAGTTTGAGATGACCTGGGCGGATGTGGACGATCACAAGTACTTCCATGTGTTTGACACTGAGACCCGTGAGTTGACTGCTATCCGCAACCCGAACATCATCTTCCAGAAGTACATCTACGACGACAAGACCAGAGACCCTGACAGGTACGATGTTCCAAGCTGTGCTGGCAAGTTTGCCAAGATCGTCGTGGTCAACAAGACTGACTTCTTCAAGTTCGATCGATTCGTAGACCGTATCCAGAAGCAGAACCCGCTAGAGCTCAAGATCGCAGAGAACTACGACGAGTTCGTGGGATCTAATGTGCAGGACGATGAGGTGGGCGTCATCTCTGACACATCTCAGCTGATCGATGCGTACGTTGAGGCCGTCGAGACGACGCTAAATAAGGATACCATCAAGACGAAGCTTCGCGAACTACACATCGAGGCTCAAAATCTAGAGTCGGTCTGACATCATGGCAATTATATTTGAAAAGATCCAGTGGAAGAACTTCCTCTCCACTGGAGATACTCCGATCTCCATCAACCTCAACACAGGTTGTTCCAGCCTTATCGTAGGTCCAAACGGCGCAGGCAAGTCTACTCTGTTGGATGCCCTGTCGTTCGCCCTCTTCGGCAAGCCGCACCGAGACATCAATAAGCCTCAGTTGGTCAACTCTGTCAACGGCAAGGGTTGCGAGGTGATCGTGGAGTTCACCGTAGGCAAAGCGCAATTTAGGATCGTTCGTGGCATCAAGCCGAGTATCTTCGAGATCTGGCAGAATGGCACCCTGGTCAACCAGGAAGCTCACTCGATGGATTACCAGAAGGTGCTGGAACAAAATATCCTGAAGCTCAACCACAAATCGTTTCACCAGATTGTGGTGCTGGGGTCTTCTTCGTTCGTACCGTTCATGCAGCTCCCATCGTATCACCGTCGAGAGGTGATCGAGGATCTGCTGGACATCAACATCTTCACCAAGATGAACACGATCCTGAAGGAGAAGATTGCTGCACACCGTGACGATCTCCAGACGCTATCACACTCTTCAGAGATCAACGATCGCACGATGGATATGCAGAAGAAGTACATCGGCGACCTGCGCCGTCGTACTCAGGAGGCTGCAAAGAAGACCAGCACCAAGATCACCACGCTGGTCAATGAACTCGAGCAAATCATCGGCGAGAACACCAAGGATCAGGAGATCCTAGATGCA